CTGGGTCGCAGTCGAGCGTCAATAGATGTTGGTAAAGAACGCGGTTGTGCTTGAAGTCTCCCCGAAAGACCAGCACCTTGTCGCCACCAGACCACTTGCAGGTCCACAAGTCTTTGCTGTCACCCAAAACATCAAGGGCAACTTCGTGGCTGTCCACAAAATTCATATCAAACTCGCTTTCTGGTTAGATTTATCCAATTTCCTATTCAAGGCATTGCAAAAGGTCGGTCATCTTATTGGCTTTGTTCTTGTGGATACGCCATGAATTGTCAAGTTGCTCGCCTCGCTCGATGATGTCATGGCCATTGGCCCAACACACCGCCCGATAGTTCACGCCAACCCAGCCGTTCTCAGGGTTGCGGCGGGTGCGGTGGCGCAAGCCGTCCATCAGCAACACATACAAAGCGTCTCGGTCATCCCAATCCGATATGCGCAACATGCTGTTGCCGAACGAGTACCGAACTTCCCACCCACCGACATCCTTGACCATCTTAAATTTGTTGACATGTGGAACGAAGTCCGTCATTCCGCACATCCGCGCGAAGGCAAGTTCGGCGCCCGCGCAGACCGCGTGCTGGTACATCTCCCACACTTCGCCCTCGTAATAGTTGCGGTTGCGCTCTGGTTGGGCAAACATCGGTTCTTGTCGTTGGTAGCCGATACGCGCAACCAGCGCTTCTTCCTGTGGGGTGAGTGCGTATTCAAAGAACTTTGGCATGTGTGTGGTCATAAAACTGAAACGTGCCCCCATTTCTCGTTAGATTTATCTACAGGTTAGTTCATCCACGCAATCTTGTGTTGCATTTGAGACAAAATTCTGCCCATGGATACCATCTTCTTTGGTCGATTGGGTGGGAACATTCCAACAACTCCCTGGCGCGGGCATTCAGTATGTCTCGGATGAACTGCGACAATGAAACCCCCTCTTTTTCCGCTGCCCTCTTCCAGCGGTCCCTTTCTGGCTCGGTGGTACGAATTAGTACCTGCTTGTCAGCAGGGCCATCATCCTCTTTATTGATTGTCGACACTGTTGGTGTCAGCGTTTCCGCCACCTTGTCCATCGCCGCTTTTAAGTTGTCTTGGTTGTCCTTGTTCATCTTCGACCACCTCGGCATCGATAATAGGTGCTTGTCCAAGCATCTGGGCGACAGTATCGCGCGGCAGAACCCCAGACGTGGCCATTAGTTCCAGCAATTTCTTGGCTTCACTCTCTGGGTCAAAGGCTTCAATTGCCTTTGGCATGCCATCCTGTCCAGCCAAAGTGGCGCGAATTGGTGTTTGTCGGCTGTTTTGGGTGACATCGGCGGAAACATTGATGTTGGTTTGTTCCATGCCAAGCAACTTTGACCTTCTGTCCATGATTGACAGTACCTGCTGTACGGCCTTTATGTCTGGCTCCACCGCCACCTCGGTGCCATCGTCAAGGGTGACTTTACGATGTTGGGTAAGGGGCCAGAGCGCCGCCTGCATTGCATCCAATCGTTCCAGTTCCATGCGTAGGACTTCTGGATAAACCAAGGAACTTTCTTTATTGAGTTTTTCCAACTGGCGTGAAATCGCCAGACCAACAACCTTTGACGAAACGCCAAACCGCTTGGCTATTTCCGATATCGCCACGCCTGCTTGGCGCATCTTGAAAATACGCGAATCTCTCTCGGCAAGAAATTCTTTTGTTAAGGGAGTATTGCTCATGTTGTCACTTTCAATGAGGCTGGCCATTCAACAACTTCGAATGGGAACCGTTTCCCCCTCTTAATTCTAGATGGCCACTGGCGCTCCTCGCGGGCACCTCGGAAATGCCGAACGTCAAAATGATGCGCCATGCCAGTTGTGTCGGGCTGTAGGGCAACGCCGAACTCTGGCCAACGCGACCACACCGCCGAACCGAACGGACGCAATTCTCGTGTCGTCATTGAATTTCCCAGTGGAGCATGATGTTCCAGCCACATAGCGCACTGGTAAACATCGCGGATGGTGTCAAGGTAACGCGCAACTTCTATGGCTACGGCTTCGCTTGTACGACCGCCTGGGTCAATGAATGCTTTATACAAAGGACCCATCACCAGGAGCGACGGTTTGGTTTTCTCAATCATTTCTTCCAATACGGCCCTGTCTTCGGCACGCAATAAATCCAAACCTTGCGGCTTTATCAGCAGATGCGCCTGCGGTTTTGAATTACGAGACACCGCCTGTGCGGCACCGTAAATTGAGCGAGACGTGCGACGGATAATCCGTTCTGGGTTTTCCAGGTCAACCGACAGCGTCGCTTGCGGTTTGATTTGCTGATACGTAAAGGGATGTAGACCAAAACCGACACATATCGCTACCTGTCTCGCCAGCATCGTCTTGCCAACGCCCTCTGCAGCCACCACGATGACACGCTCGGTGCGCTCAATGAGACCAGGGATTATCCAATCGTAGGCGTCATCGCTCGATTCCTTGACGAATTCCGACCACTCAACCAGCCTGCCCGTATCAACGATTTTGGTGCTTGATGTGCGAGAGATAATCAGCAGGGCGCGTGAAAGTTTCTGGCTTTCCGACATGTCATCACGGTCAAGCAGGTCGGCAATCTCATTGATTGCTTTTCCCTCGTGTGTTTGCGATACCTGTTCAACTTGCACTGGTTCATCAGATATCTCAGTCAACGCAACTACAACAAGTTCTTCAAGCGTTCCACCAGCGGCGACGTGTTCGCTTACGTCCTTGCCCTTGCTGCATTTCCAGACCTGAACATCACACCCAGCATCAATCAATTCTTCGTGAACACCTTTGGCGTGCTTGAGTCCTGCGTCGTCGTTGTCGGCAACGATTTCCACAACAGCACCAGCGAGGGTTTCGGTATGGATGGGTAACCATGTACCCGCCCCATTGGGCATAGTCGTTGCACATATACCCATTTTGATGAGAGTGTCGGCATCTTTCTCTCCTTCGACTACCCATATTGGATTGCCGCTCGCTTTTGCTTTGATAACTTCTGGCAGGTTGTAGAGAACACGAGGCGTGTCCCCCAACTTGTATTCCCATCCGCCCTTGCCATCTGGCTTACGTTGGCGAAATTCTTTTTTGCCGTTCGCTGTATCCACATAACGCAACTTCTCGAAAAGCAATGTGCCCGTTTCGTCCAAGTATGGATACTTGGCGACCAACTCAAGTTTTTTGGGTTGCTTGGGTGGGTAGAGGTCCGACATCGTGATTCCCATCGCGGCGCAGGCCTGCTTGGTGTCGCATCGGCCAGCGTGACAGTAAACGACGACTTTACCACCCTCGCCTTCTGATACAGAGAATGATGGATTGTCGTCATCGGAGCGACATGGGCACTTTGCTTGAAATCCCCCACTTACACGCACTACGCCATTGAGGCGGTCAAGAACGTTTTGTAATTGGGGCGAAATACTAGGCACGTCGCGCTAGGCGTTTATCAATTATGTCTGAGTGTTTTATAAGGAAGGGTACACCAATTGAAGCGCTGGTTTGCCAAGCAGAAGCAATTTCGCGGCTCTTGCGAGAAATGAAACTGTCGCGCTCGCATTTGATTCCAAGACGACGACGCAGATACTCACGTTCACCTTCGGTGGTGCCGCCCCAAATGCCGTGCGGTTCCGCCTTTAAGGCATAATCGAGACAAGCCTCCTGTTCTACGCATGACCTACAAACATCTATAACTTTTTGGGTTTTTTCCATGTGCAACTTGCGCCTATGGCCAGAGCAACTGTTGGGTAAATTCACAGGAAAGAAATCGGCAATCGGCATATTCCGACACGCTGCATTTTTGAACTCTGGGTATTTGGTGTTGATGATTTTGGTGACTTCAAATTGCTGGCGCCGACGTTTGGCTGGCTGATATTTGTTGAGATTGTTTTCCGTTAGGAATCGGCGAACGCGGTCTTTGCCGACGTGCATGATGGCCGCAATCGTGTCAGCGGATTTGCCCTCCAACCGCCACGTTTTTATTGCCTCCGCTTCCTGTTCACTAAAGGACTTGCGGTTCTTCCCACTTGCTGTCATGATGACCCCCGTCACTCGTTAGCCGATAAGTTTACGCACGTCGCTTTCCGAAAGAAACACCACGGCGCCAGAAATTCTCTGTTCGCCGAATTTGTCCACTACCGAAACCTCGACTTGTTCCAAACTTACACCAAGGGTGTGAGAGAGTTTGGCTTTTACTCTGGCAATTTCAACTTCGGTATGTTGAAGGTCAAGTTCAACAGTTTTTGCTGGTGCCTGCAATGAAAGTATTTCCAATTCCTTGGCTTGTGAACGCAAGCACCAAGCACACGCAAGAGTAGGCGATGCGGCTGCGCGTGGTCTTCTTTCAGTATGGCCACATTCCAGTTTGTGTTCGTACACCACGCTACCCCACGCACCAACCCGACTGATGCTCACCACCTTGCGGCGTGGTGCTTTGCGGTGCTCTGTCGTCATAACAACATAATAATCTGGTCGGGATAGCAGGATTTGAACCTGCGGCCTTCTGGTCCCAAACCAGACGCGCTACCAAACTGCGCTATATCCCGAAAAGTTTGTCGGGCGAAACCTTTTCAACTGGTTCCCAGCCTTCTTTTATGTATTCCTCAGCAAGGGTTTTGTATAAACCTAACTGAAACATGAGTTTGCCAGGCTTGCCAGTCAATTCACATACCGTTTGGGACAATAACTCGTATTTTTCGGCAATTTTCCACATTTCCACTTCTGTTATGTCGCCGCTTTTGGTGCCAAAGTAGTAACGGAGCGACCCAAATTTTTCTTTTATTTGATAGACCTCATAATTTGGGTCTATCATCATCAATTCGGTATGACACAGTGCCACGAGATGATGCCAGCCTGGGTCACAGTCGATTGTCTTGGCGTAGTGAATGTTGATTTTGGCTTTTATTTCTTCCAAAATCGTCGCAACATCAATAAGTTGTTTATTTTCGTCATCATTCGTCATGGACGGAGACCAAGTCTAGTTCATGGAAAAAATCAATTTGCTCTTGCGCATGGCTTTTGGCGGCGTTACAGCACATGGCGTACGATATGAACAACTGCGGGGGCAGTTCGTAGGGCTTGACGGCGGGTTCGTTTTGGTTTACGAACAGACATGGCTCAGCATCCATCATCAATTTGATGAGCAAAGCAGGCTGGATGTTGGTTGTTTTCTTTTCTTGCTCGTATTGTTTGATGTCGTAACTGTCTCTACTTGTCATTTTTCACCATGTTCCCTACATTCACATTCCCAGCCTAATGCGCCGTAACCGACTGCATCTTTCCAATGGTCCTTTTCATCTGGCGTCCAAGTAAGTCGTGCCAGTTTGAGCAACATCATCATCGCCGCCACATCGTGGGGCAGAAGTTCCAGCGCACCACGGCGCTCCATAATCCGTGTCAGATACGTCTGCCAGAAAGCGGCAGTGGTCGTGAAATCTTCTAGCGGGTCGCCATAATCGTGGTTGCGCTTGCCGTTGATAATTCCCTCGACTTCGGCAAGTATTTTGCCGCGTATGTTTTGTTCAGTCATGCGGCGATACTAGCCGCAGCAAGTCCTACGGTGTTTTCGTACAGCGTTTGGCATATTTTTCGCCCCAGGCACAGGGGTCCCAGGGATTCCATCCATCGGCCTCATACAGCAGATACCCCACCTTTAGGTTGGTCAGCGCATCAAGTAGCGGCTCTTGGGTGCAGATATCAAGTTTGCGGCAGGCAATCGCCCATTTGTTCCGCTTGGGGTTGTAGTTGACCCCATTGATTTGGAGAAGGCCACTATCCGACCTATGGTTCCATTCTGTTACATGAGTGATGTTGCAGTTCTTGTCAACGGCATCGCCCCCACGACGATTTGGGCACCCACCAGACTCTCGCAGGATGATTTGGGCAAGTTTCCCGTGCGTATCTTCGGGCCAGCCAGCCTTGGTGGCTAGTTCTGGCAACCACGACACATCACCCCATTTGAATACTGGTTCGGAAACCAGTAATTGCTGGTGTCGCCTCTGCTCGTTGGTGTGGATGGTTCGGTTGTAGAAGACGGTTGATGGGGTGGAGGCTTCTTGTGGCGCCACCGCCTCTACCCTGATTGCTTCTGGGGCCTTGGCTTGCGCGGGTATGTTCAGACCCAAGGCAAGGAGGGTAAAAGATAATCCCCATCCAATTAAACCGTTCAACGTGTCTCTCCTGTGTTTGGGAATATGGACTGGCGGTGTTTAGTAAAACCGCGCGTTGTTTCTCAAGTAGCAGACTACTACCAGTTTAGCAGGATTTCGGTCTTAGCGACTCTTTTTATTAAAATATTTAACCATTTCGTCGCC